ATATAACTTTTACTGAAACAAGTTGTAACGCGGTAACTGTATATTTTGACGGCTAGGAGGTTAAATGGCTAACACTACCTCTGGAACAGCAACATTCGATAAAACTTTTTCTATAGATGAAATTATAGAGGAGGCTTTCGAACGTATTGGTTTAAATTCTGTAGCTGGTTATCAAATGAAATCAGCTCGAAGATCTCTTAATATTTTATTTCAAGAGTGGGGTAATAGAGGTATTCACTATTGGGAAATAGATGAATTAGATTTAGACTTAATCGAAGGACAAGCAGAGTATAAATTTTTTAGATCAAGTGGTGATGGTACAAGTGCTACTTCCACACCAAATGGTGTATACGGAATATCCGATGTTCTTGAAGCACATTTAAGATCTAATAGAACACAAACTACACAATCAGATAGTCCAATGACAAAAGTTGATAGATCAACTTATGGAGGTTTTTCAAATAAACTTTCTAAAGGTACACCTAATCAATATTTTGTTCAAAGATTTATAGATCATGTTAGTATACAAATTTACCCTACACCAGACTCTACTAATGCATCTAAAGATATGCATTTTTATTACATAAAAAGAATTCAAGATATTGGAGATTATACAAATGCAACTGACGTGCCATTTAGATTTGTGCCGTGCATGATATCAGGTTTAGCGTTTTATCTTGCACAAAAATATCAACCACAACTAATTCAACAAATGAAATTATATTACGAAGATGAATTTGCTAGAGCATTAGCAGAAGATGGCTCTGCGTCTAGCACACACATAACACCAAAAGCATACTACCCGGGAGCATAATGTCTAAATACGCAACAGGTAAATACGCAAAAGCAATATCAGATAGATCAGGTGTAGAGTTTCCATATAAAGAAATGTTAAGAGAATGGAATGGATCATTGGTTCATGTTTCAGAATACGAGGCTAAACAACCACAGTTAGAACCTAAACCACATGGTGCAGATGGTATTGCATTAAGAAATGTTAGAACAGATAGAGTGGAACCAGCTGTTGCTGTATTGTTAGGTAATAATCCTTTTTCTACTACAGCGTCATCAACAACAATAACTGTAACAGAAAATAATCATGGAAGAACTTCAGGAGATACAGTAAGATTTAGAAATGTACAAGGAAGTCCTGGAGGTGTGGCTTTTACAGCCTACGAGGACTCTTCAGGTTTCAGTATAACAGTAACTACAACAGATAAATATACATTTACACTAGGCTCAACTCCTAGTATAACAGAAGAAGGAGGAGGACCAACTGTGTCTGCAGGACCAGTTACAATAACACCATGATTAGTAAAATTTGGAATTGGATAAAAAATAAATTTAAACCAGAAAAACAAGATCCACATCTTGTTTTGTATGAAGAAGTTAAAACAGAACCAGAAAAGTGGAAATGTGGAACACATAATAGATATAAAAAAAGTTGTCCTATTTGTAGAGAACTTGCAGGAGTAGCATAATGGCTGGATTAAGTGCATCAGGATTAAAAACACAAATAAAAAGTTATACTGAAACAGATTCAAATGTTTTAACAGATGCTGTTTTAGAAAATATAATTTTAAATGCACAGTATAGAATATTTAGAGACGTACCAATTGATGCTGATAGAAAACAACAAACAGGTAATTTAGTTGCGGGTCAAGAAACAATTAATGCTCCAGCAGGAGCAGTTTTTATTAGAGCTATACAAGTATATGATTCAACATCAGCTACAACTGGAGCAAACGTATTTTTAGAAAAAAAAGATATTTCATATTTACAAGAATATATATCTTCAACAGAATCTTCTAAAAGAGGACAACCTAAATATTATGCTATGTTTGGTGGTGCTACAGGGGAATCTGATACTACATCTGGAAGAATGATGTTTGCTCCAGTTCCTGATACTACATACAAATTTAGAGTTCATTATAATGCAGCTCCCGCATTATTGGAGAACGATGACACTAATTACATTAGCCTTAATTTTCCAAATGGGTTGTTGTATTGCTGTCTATCAGAGGCGTATAGTTTTTTAAAAGGCCCGATAGACATGTTGACACTATACGAAAATAAGTATAAACAAGAGGTACAGAAGTTTGCTAACGAGCAAGTTGGTAGAAGACGAAGAGATGACTATACTGATGGCGCTGTTCGTATTCCGGTAACTTCAGCAAACCCATAGGAGATAAATTATGGCTATATCATCGGCGATTTGTACAAGTTTCAAACAAGAAATTTTAGTGGGTACACACAATTTTACTGCGTCTAGTGGTAATACTTTTAAAATAGCTTTATACACAAGTTCTGCATCTTTAGGTGCAGCAACAACTGCTTTCTCAACTGACAACGAAATTTCAAACACATCAGGATCTGCATATAGTTCAGGTGGTGCAACTTTAACAAGTGTTACACCAACAACATCTGGGACAACTGCATTCTGTGATTTTGCAGATGTGAGTTTTACTTCAGCGTCTTTTACAGCAAATGGTGCATTAATTTATAATTCATCGGCATCTAACAAAGCTGTTGCTGTTATCGCTTTCGGTGGTGACAAAACAGTTTCTAGCGGAACATTTACAATTCAATTTCCAACAGCAGACGCAAGTAACGCAATCATTCGTATAGCATAAGGAGGCCATTCTCATGGCCAATACTTGGAATAGATCAGGCACAACCTGGGGTCAAGGACTTTGGGGTGAGCAAGATAGTAATTTGATTGATCTTACAGGTATATCAGCTAGTTTTTCTATAGGGACTGTTGTTGCTTTTTCTGAACAAGGTTGGGGTAGAGATGGTTGGGGTAAAGAACCTTGGGGTGAAAGTTTTGATCCTGTTATTTCAGTTACAGGTTTTGGTTTAACAGCCTCTTTAGGTGATTCAGAAGAATTTAATGAAACGGGTTGGGGAAGATTAACTTGGGGAACCGCGGATTGGGATGAAGCTGCAGATGAATTAATAACACCAAGTGGTTTGGAGGCAACATCTTCTTTAGGAACAGTTGTTCAAGGTATTGGTGTTCCTTTGGAGATGATTCCAAATCCACCAACAGGAGATCAACTTCTCAAAATAATGAGAGGTCAAGTTGGTGAGGTTACGATAGGTATAGGTACAGAGTTAACTGGATTACAATCAGATTTTGCAACACCAACTTTATCTTATGTAGGAACTTTAGTTGGTTGGGGTAGAGACTCTTGGGGAGATAATTCTTGGGGTGAGTCGCCTAATCAAGTTTTAAGTGTTGTTGGCGTAGATGCAACTACAAATGTAGGGTCAATATCTCCAGCAGATGCCGTTGGTTTATCAGGACAGGAATCAACCACAACTTTAGGTACTACAACATTACAAATTGATTCAACACCAGCAATTACAGGTCAAGCGGCTACAGGAAATTTAGGAACATTAGGTTTAGAGTTTGGTCCTGCATCTATATCTGGAGTATCATCTACATTTAATGTAGGAACATTAGGATTAGAATTTGGTCCAGCAACAATCACTGGTGTTTCATCAACAGCTAGTGTAGGCGAAACAACAATTGATGACGCACAAATAATTGACATATCAGGTGTTCAATCTACTTCTGCCGTAGGTTCTATAGTCCCTGAAATAGGTGTTCCTTTAACAGGTATAGCTGCAACATTCTCAATTGGATCTATAACTCCATCAGATGTAATCGGTTTAACTGGATTACAAGCTGCTTTTGTAGATCCTTCAATTGGGATACAGGCTTATAAAAACATTGATACAGGATCAAATGATTCTTTCAGTAATGTTGACAGTGGCTCAAATACATCATATACTGACGAGTCGACAGGATCTAGTGATACATATTCTAATGTTGCAACTGGATCAAATACAAGTTATAGTGACGCTGCATAGGAGATAAAAATTATGGCATCAACATTTTCACCTTTAGGGGTAGAACTTCAAGCAACCGGAGAAAATGCCGGTACATGGGGGACGAAGACTAATACTAATTTACAAATAGTTGAACAGATTACTGGTGGTTTTACAACACAAGCTGTATCTGATTCAGGTGATACAACTCTTTCAGTATCAGATGGATCAACAGGTGCAACTCTTGCACACAGAATTATAGAGTTTACAGGATCGTTAACTGGATCAAGAAATGTTACTATACCTATTGATGTTCAACAAGCATACATTTTAAAAAATTCAACAAGTGGATCACAAAACGTAGTATTTAAATATGTTACAGGTTCAGGGGACAGTGTAACTGTTGCTCCTGGTGCAGTAAAATTAGTTTATGCTACAGCTAATGATGGAACAAATCCAGATATTGATGATTGTGGATTTATAACTGCTTCATCCACTGATACTTTAACAAACAAAACTTTAACAGCTCCAAAGATTGCAGATGCAGGTTTTATTGCGGATGCAAATGGAAATGAACAGATTATATTTCAAACAACATCTTCAGCAGTAAATGAATTAGAAGTAACTAACGCTGCAACAGGTAATCCACCAATCTTAGGTGCGAGTGGAGAAACAAACGTTGATGTTCACATAAAACCAAAAGGCACTGGAGAAACTAGAATTGGAACAGGATCTGCTGCTGCAACTCTAACAACTGATGGTGCGCACGATCTTGTATTAGATACAAATTCAGGAACTAACTCAGGTACAATTACAATCACTGATGGGACAAATGGAAATATTAATATCGCACCAAATGGAGATGGTGTGGTTCAAGCTGGAGGATCTGCAGTAAAAGTTGCAGGAAAAGAAACTATATGGGTTCCAGCTCCTGCTATGTATCCTGCTACAACTAATGGTGCAGCAACAAATCAAGTAGAAACAACAGCCACAAGACCTGATTTAAAAGTTTTAGATTTTGATAAAGACACAGATGAATTTGCACAATTTTCTGTTGCCTTTCCAAAATCTTGGAATGAAGGCACAATAACTTACCAAGTTTATTGGACACCAGGTTCTACAAATACAGGTGATTGTATTTTTGGATTACAAGGAGTTGCATGTGCAGATAGTGATACGATTGACGTTGCATATGGAACTGCTGTTAACGTTACAGATGCTGGTATAGGTACAGTTGAAGATCAACAAATCACTGCAGAAAGTGGTGCAGTTACAGTTGCAGGATCTCCTGCTGCTGGCGAGTTAACTTATTTTCAATTATTTAGAGATGCAAATGCTGGTGGAGACACTTTTACCGCTGATGCAAGAGTCATTGGGGTTAAAATATTCTTCACTACAGATGCAGCTAACGACGCATAATAGGTAAAGAATATGAGAGATCTAAAAAATAAACTTACTTCTGGTAAGAGTACAAAAAATACAAAAACAAGGAAAGTAAAAGGCTTTGGTTATCAAGTTTTAGGATTTGGTGCTGGAGGTTCAAACCCACCTGTAGATTTTGATTTTTTAATTATCGCTGGGGGAGGCGGTGCCGCTGGAGGAGGTGGAGGAGCTGGTGGATTTCGTACAAGTTTTCCTGGTGGAACAAAATTAACTTTTGAAGCTGGAAGCACACCGATCACTGTGGGTGGTGGTGGAGGCACAAGCACAAAAGGAAGTGATTCAATTTTAGGTTTAGGTACACCTTTTGAGTCTACTGGTGGTGGCGCTGGAGTTGGCGCAAATGTTGACCCATCAACTAATGGGGGCTCTGGAGGAGGTGGTACTTTAAGAGCACCATGTTTTCCTCAAAGAACAGGTGGAACTGGTAATCAAGGTGGTTATAGTCCACCTGAAGGCAATAATGGAGCAGATGCTAACAACTCTGTAAACCCTGGCCCACGATCTGGAGTAGGCGGTGGAGGCGGTGGAGCAGGTTCTGCTGGAACTCAAGGGACTGGTAATGCTGGTCCTGGAGGAAATGGAACTGCAAACTCAATCACAGGCTCATCAGTAACAAGAGCTGGTGGCGGTGGTGGCGGTGCTAGAGAAGTTTCTTCTGGTGGCTCTGGTGGACCTGGAGGTGGAGGAAATGGAACTCCTGGTACCTCTCCTGCAAGTGCAGGAACAACTAACACTGGATCTGGCGGAGGTGGAGGTGCCCCTGGTCATCCTGGAGGCGCTGGAGGATCAGGTTTAGTTGTATTAAGAGCACCTGGAACATCTGTATTCACTGTAACACCTGCAACAAATACTATTTCAACTGATCCACCAACAGGGGATTTAATTGCAACTTTTACAGTAAGTGGAGTGTTAAAAATATAATGGCACATTTTGCTGAATTAGATGAAAATAATGTGGTTAAAAGAGTCATTGCGGTGGCAAATGATGTAAATACAGCAGATGGACCATTGGGAGAGAATGATATGCATGTAGATGGAGAAGAGTATTGTAAACTTTTTTACAAAGATAAAACCATGGTTTGGAAACAGACTTCTTACACTGGAAGTTTTAGGAAACAATACGCTGGTATAGGTTACACGTATAATGCAAGTGAAGATATTTTTATAGCACCACAACCACATGATGGTTGGACTTTAGATGAAAATTATGACTGGCAACCACCTGAAGATTGGGACGGCTAAAGATAGACTTATATTTTAAAAAGTATATAAGAAAGAAATATAAAGTATGAATTTACAATACTCCTATTGGTATTTCAAATCTGCAATATCACCACAACACTGCGATGATATTATTAACTTAGCATTGAAACAAAAAGATAAATTAGGTTTAATAGGTAACTTATCACAAAAAAAAGAACTTAATAAAAAAGACATTAAAGATTTAAAACAACAAAGAAATTCTAATATAACCTGGATAGATTTGCCTTGGGTATATAAACTTATACAACCTTATGTACACGTAGCTAATAAAAATGCAGGTTGGAATTTTGAATGGGATTGGTCTGAATCTTGTCAATTTACAAAATATAAAAAAAATCAATTTTATGATTGGCATTGTGACAGTTGGGATAAACCTTATGATAATCCAGAAAATCAAAACATACATGGTAAAATAAGAAAATTATCTGTCACAGTTTCCTTATCTGATCCAAAAAACTATAAAGGAGGTGAACTAGAATTTGATTTAAGAAATCAACCTCCTAAAAGTAAAAAGAAAACAAAAATAAAATGTAAAGAAATTTTGCCAAGAGGTTCCGTAGTTGTTTTTCCAAGTTTTATTTGGCATAGAGTTAAACCAGTTGTGAAAGGAACAAGATATTCTTTAGTTATGTGGAGCTGTGGGTATCCTTTTAAATAATGAAATGTGAACCATATAGTTATAGAGAAGTTGTAAAGTCTGATGTATCACCTTTAATACATGCAATAAATACTTTAGGTGAAAATTTAATTGGATTAGAGTTAGGCGTTTGCATGGCAGATAGTTTTTTAACTATTATGCACAACTGTAGTATTAAAAAACTTTATGGAATAGATCATTGGAAACCTTATGATGATTATTTAAAATACGTCCCTGATGGAAAACCTACATACTCTGTTGATGAAAAAAAGAGTCAATACCACAAGATGTTAGCTTTACATAATATAAAATATTCTGGATCTAAACATAAAGCAATTATTATTGAAGGTGATACTTTAAATGTTGTTAAAAAATTTAAAGATAAAAGTTTAGATTTTATATTTTTTGACTCTACATTGTCAGAAGAACAGACATATGAAGAAGCTATGGCCTATTACCCTAAAATTAAAAAAGGTGGATTGTTTTTAGGACATGATGCAGAAGCTCAAATACAAATTATAGAACCATTAAAAAAAGTATTAAAACATTATAATTGTAAAAACAAAATTTTTATATATAATAACTGTTTTTTAATTAAAATATGAAAGCAGAATTACATTTTTCAACACCGATATATTCGTCTTTTGATGATAGGTTTGTAAAACCATTAAATAAAATTAGTGATAATTTAATTTTAAAATCTAAAAAAGAAAATATTAAAGCTTTAAAAGATAGAGAAAAAGGTATAGGTAAAAAAATAGGGGATCATGGATTTAGTTATCAATCGGATAGTTTAATAAATAATAAAAATTTTGATGATTTTAAAAATTATATTGGAGAGCTTTCAGTGGCTGTGTTAGATTCTCAAGGATATAATTTAAAAGAACATGTTTTATTTTTTAAAGAACTTTGGGTGCAACAGTTTGCAGAAAAAGGTGGGGGACATCATAACACTCATGTTCATTTTAATAGTCATCTATCTGGTTTTTATTTTTTAAAAGCTAGTGACAAAACACCTTTTCCTATTTTTCATGATCCAAGAGTTGGAAAAGATATGATCCAGTTACCGAGAAAAAATGTAAATGCCTTAGACATATCTAATGACATGGTTCATTTTGGAATTAAGCCAGGTTCTTTAATTATATTTCCGTCCTACTTACCACACGAGTTTGATGTAGATCATGGTGTAGATACGTTTAGGTTTATACACTTTAACGTGCAGGCAATTTCAAAAGAGGTTTTATGAGTAAATATAAATTTAAAAAAGATGGTTTTCAAATAATGTTAAAAGCAGTAGATCCTAAAATTGCTAATTTTATATACCAGTATTTAATCTTAAAATCTAAAGTATCCGTTACTTTATTTAATACTGGATATATCGCACCTTCAGAAACAGCGTTTGGAGTATGGGTTGATGGTCAAAGCAAAAACACTTTTTGCATATATGGTGATCCTGCTATGGACGTTTTGTTACACAATGTAAAAACAAAGTTAGAAAAACTATTGTGTTTAAAACTACATGAAACTTACTCTTATTCTAGATTATATAAAAAAGGAGACGTGCTTGAAAAACATAAAGATAGATTTTCTTGTGAAATATCTACTACTATAAATTTAGGAGGAAGTAGTTGGCCGATTTACATTGAAACAAAAAAAGGCAAAAAAGTAAAAGTTAGTTTAAAACCTGGAGATATGTTATTATACAGAGGTGACATATTATGGCATTGGAGAGAATCGTTAAAAGGAAATCAATGTGGACAAGTTTTTTTACATTATAATAACATAAAAACAAAAGGCTCAAAGGAGAACCAATATGATAGAAGACCTCATTTAGGGCTTCCTGCTTTTTATAAAAAGGAGATAAAAAATGACTGATCAATTAGATAAATTAAAACAAGAAAACGAAGAACTAAAATTAAAACTAGAAGAAGAAATTATGGTAAAAAAATCTGAAGTTTTAATGAACAGAGATTTAAAAATACATAATGAAAAATTAAAATTAATTATTGAAAACTTAGTTGAAATTAATGAAAAGTTTAGTTTAAAAATTGCAAAACTTAGATGGGAATTAAAAAACAACATAGACAAAATATAGAAGTTATTAGAAAGTTTGAGTTAAATACACCTTCTTGGCAAGATGTCATAAATAATCTAAACAACTCCATACAAAAAGGTGATTTAATAAAATCAAATGATAGAGGTTTTTTTGTATCGCATAGAGCTTATGAAATACTTGAAGTAGATATGGTAAGAAAAAAATTAAAAGCTAATGGTGCACATTTGTATGTAAATTTTTTATACGACGGAGATGCTTTTCCTAAACACCAAGATAATGTTGATGTTATATTTTGGCAAATAATTGGAAAAACTAAATGGACTGTAGATAAAGAATATATATTAGAGCCTGGAGATTTAATTAAAATTCCTAAAAATACGTCTCATGAGGTTAAACCACTAACTGCAAGAGCAGGAATATCTTTTGGAATATGAAAAAATATAATTTTGTACACTCTTTGTATGATGACACTTTAAATCTTTCTAAAGAATATGTTAGTTATGTAAAGTCTGTTAAATTAAGAGAACATGATTTTCAAAAAAATTCTTTTTATTCAAAAGAAAAACAACAAGAGCTTATAGAAAAAACAATTAATGAATTAGAAAATTATATTTATAGAGTTATTAAAAATTTAAATTATTCAAGATATGAGTTTAGAGATGCTTGGATTCAAAAGTATGACAAACCAGGACACTTTCATGACTGTCACATACACGATCCATACTTATATTCTTTTGTATTGTACGTAGACTGTTCAAAACAATCTGCAGAAACTATGTTTTACAATCCTGGATATCCTAATTACTGCACTGATACAATGAGAGTCAAGCCAAAGAAAGGACGATGCATTATATTTAATGGTGCGATTCCACATGCAGCGTTACCTAATTTTGATAAAAAAAGATTAGTGGTTAGTGGAAATATAAAACTTATTAAATAATGTTATTAAAAAAAAATAAAAACAAAGTGTTTTTTGTTCACATACCTAGAACAGGAGGAAGGTATGTTATAAATTTATTTATGAGAAATGGCTTTGAGTTTCTGTCTTGTGATAAATTTGGTTTTGTTAAAGGAGTAAATCAAAGGCACTTACATCACGATCTTTTAAAAAATTTTAACTCATACACAAATAATAAAAAATTAACTATTATTAGAGATCCTTTGAGTCGTTTTGTTAGTGCAGCTTCTGTGGACATGAATACTAATAAGAATAAACACAAGTTTAAATTAAACACTGTGGACAATGTAATAGAATATATTAAGTTTCAACAAGAAAGATACTCTTACTGCACTAACTGGTTTAAACCTCAACACGAATTTATATCTGATGATTGTTTTATTTGGAGGTATGAGGATGATTTTAAAAAAGATTTTACCAATTTCATATATAAAAATTTTAAAGTAAATTTAATTGTTGATGAGAAGATAAGTCCTTGGAAAGTATATTATGACTATTGCCCTAAAATTAAGGTAACTAAACCCATTGAAAAAGCCATTAAGATGGTATATGAAAAAGATTATCAAATAACCAATATGTAAAAGTTATGCTACAAAAGATAGGGTTTCAGCCAGGTATTAATAAACAAATCACTCCCACAGGAGCAGAGGGTCAGTGGGTAGACTGCGATAATGTTAGATTTAGATATCAAATACCAGAAAAAATAGGTGGTTGGAATCAATTAGGCACATTAAATGAAAATGAATTAACTGGAGCGGGTCGAGGACTGCACCATTTTATTAATAGCTTATCTAGAAAATACGCGATTATAGGCACAAATAGAATATTATATGCTTTTTCAGGTGGTGTATTTTATGACATACATCCAATTCAATCTACCACCACTTTAACGGATGCATTTAGCACGACCAATGGATCACCTACAATAACTATAACATACTCTAGTGCACATGGTTTAGTGCCTGGTGATATATTGTTAATGGATAATTTTACAGCTATTACAAATTCAAACTTTAGTGCGTCAGATTTTGATGATAAAAAATTTATGGTTGCAAGCACACCGACTAACTTAACGGCAACAATTACAATGCCTTCTAATGAGAGTGGATCAGGTGCAACAACATCAGGTGGTATTAGAATACAAAAATATTATACAGTCGGTCCAGCTGTACAAGCAAAAGGTTTTGGTTGGGGTTTAGGATCTTGGGGTGGAGAAGCTGCAGGTGCTATTACAACAACTTTAAATGGTGCTTTATTAGATGATACCGCAGGAACTGGAGGATCAGGGACTTCAATAACTTTAACAAGCACGGTAAACTTTCCTGATTCCGGCACAAACTTTATTCAAGTTGGTAATGAAGAGATTTCGTATACAGGTGTTTCTGGAAATAACCTTACAGGTATTACAAGAGGAGTTAGAAATTCTACGAGATCAGCGCACTCTAACGGTGCAACGGTTACCAACTCATCAGACTTTGTTGCTTGGGGTGAAGCTGCGTCAGGAGACTTAGTCCTTGAACCAGGGATGTGGTCATTAGATAACTTTGGTGATAAAGCCATTTGTTTAATTCATGATGGTGCATGTTTTTCTTGGGACTCATCTTTATCAAACGCAACAGATACAAGAGCAACAATTATATCTGGTGCACCAACAGCATCACGACACATGATAGTATCTACACCTGACAGACACTTAGTGTTTTTTGGAACAGAAACAACTATTGGTGATGCAACAACTCAAGATAGCATGTTTATTAGATTTTCAGATCAAGAAGATATAAATACTTATACACCTACAGCAACCAACACAGCTGGCACACAAAGATTGGCCGATGGATCACAGATCAGAGGAGCAATTAGAGGTAGAGATGCAATCTATGTTTGGACTGATACAGCGTTATTTACACAACGTTTTGTTGGTCAACCATTTACATTTGCGTTCGCACAAGTTGGAACTAACTGTGGATTAGTTGGACAGAATGCTTGTGTTGAAGTTGACGGGTCAGCATATTGGATGTCGGAGAATGGTTTCTTTAGGTACGCTGGTAAATTAGAGTCATTGCCTTGTTTAGTAGAGGACTTTGTTTACGATGATATTAATTTAGAATCTGGTAATCAAATGATATCAGCTGGATTAAATAACTTATTTGGTGAGGTTATGTGGTTCTATCCTCAAGCATCATCTTCTGTTGTTAATAGAATGGTTGCATATAATTATTTTGATTCATCACCACAAAGACCAGTGTGGACAGTTGGTAGTTTGGCAAGAACAATGTGGCGTGACTCTGCGGTATTTGGTTTACCACATGCATTAGAATATGATGCGAGCACTGATACATCGTTTGATGTTGTGGGCAACACAGAAGGTAGAACAAGTTACTATGAACATGAAACAGGGACAGATCAAAATAGAAATGGTACGATCACAGCCATAGCAGGAACCATAACTTCTGGTGATTTTGATATAAGTCAAAGAACGATTAGAGGTCAATCAACAGGCACAGCTGATCTTAGAGGAGATGGTGAGTTTATGATGAAGATAAGAAGATTTATACCAGACTTTATATCACAAACAGGAACTACTAGAGTTACATTAGAATTAAGAAATTTTCCAAACGATTCATCTGCAAGCTCATCACTTGGACCTTTTGATATAACTTCATCTACACAAAAAGTAGATACACGTGCAAGAGCAAGAGCTATTGCATTAAAAGTAGAAAACACGGGATCCAGTCAAGATTGGAGATTAGGAACTTTTAGATTAGACATACAACCAGACGGGAGACGATAATGCCACTAACAAAAAAAGGTAAAAAGATAATGAGATCCATGAAAAAACAATATGGTAAAAAACGTGGAGAACAAGTTTTTTATGCAACTAAAAATAAAGGTAAAATTAAAGGGGTTAAAAAAGCATAATGGCAAAGATAGTACAAGTATTAACTAGACCTGCACCTCAATATGATTTAGGTACAGCAGAGGCACAGGTAAGAGATCTTGATGCGATTGTAGAAAAATTAAATACTACGTTTCAAGAAGAACTAAAAGATGAGGTAGAGGCACAAAACTTCTTTTTAAATTAATGGCTAATAACTTTATAAATAAAAAAGCAGATTTAACTACAACAAATTTAACTACACTATATACAGTGCCTAGTTTTAAAGCTGCTGTTGTAAAATCCATATTAGTTTCTAATGATTCAGGATCGGGTTGCAATATAGATGTTACTTTGGTGGATGCTAGTGGTAATATATTTAGTTTATTTAAAACAAAAACTATAGCAACGATTACTACAACAGAACTTTTAACTCAACCTCTTGTTATGGAGGAAAGTGAGATATTAAAAGTACAAGCCTCTGACGCGAATGAGCTGCACGTCATAGCCTCTATATTAGAAATACAGCCAAGAGAGGTAACAACATAATGGAAATAATAAGACCAACAAAAGTAGAAACAACGTATAGACACAAGGAAACTGGAGAGCTTTTTAAGGAGAAAAAAGACTGGGAAGCTAAAGGTTATAAGGCAGAGGACATGGCTCAAGACGTAAATGTTGTGATGCCAAGTCTTGATTTATTAGGAAAAACAAAATAGAATAGACAAATGGCCATAACAAGATCACAACAAGCAAGACAGATGTTAAGAGAAGCAGGATTCGTAGTTCAAGACGGATTTAAGAACTATATTAAAAATTCTAAATCTGTAACTGTGCCTAAAGAATTTAAATCTAGAGAAAACGCTACACCAACAAAACTAGCATACATCACAAAAGATGAAGCTAAAATGTTGAAGAAAATGAAAAAAGGTACACCACACAAAGGACCAAAGGGTATACCTAGTTATGATGATTTTGATGCGGACACAGGAACTTTTAGATCTGGTGCTGCGATGAGTGCTGCAGAAACTGGTCCAAAGACTGAAAGGCAAAGAGCAGATTTAAGACAAGCAGGTGTTTCACCTGAAGAAGCTAGAGATATTAGACTTGCTGCTATTGCATCAGGAGCAGGTCAAAGAGTTAATCCTGGTTTTTTTGATAGTAGAAATGTTATACCTCGTGCAGATGTGCTAGCTGCAAAAAAAGCTTTTCCAAAAGCTTTTAGAAAAACAAGAGGTGGAGGACTTTTTGGGTTTCTTGGTAGTGGAGGAATTTTTGGAAACTTAATTAGAGGATTAGGTAGAGGACTTGGTTTGGGTAAAAAATTTAATGAACCAACTTATGATATGCGTCGGTTCAGTAACTTAGGTTTATTTGAACCTAGTGTAAATCCAACCAATCTTGATATCTATAACGAGTTTGTAGATGATGATGATGAAACAACTGTTTCACCTAATATAATTATTCCAAGAGCAAAACCAGATACGCAAGGTTTATTAGAAGTGCCTGGGATACCTTTAACACCTTTTCAAAAAGATATTAAACAAGATGATTTTGAAGAAGGTCTACCACAGGATGTTATTGACAATTTAATGGCTTTTAAACCTGGTAGCATTAAAGATAGACAACTAAAACAGATGTATAATATTTTTCAAGAAACAGGCATGGAAAACCCTAACATGAGAAATTTAATGCAAGAGGATGTAGAAGAAGGTGGACCTCTTTCTTTACCAGCAGAGGCATATAGAATGTTATCAGCAGACGGTGGTATGATAGGTGGAGGCATCATGGATGCTGCAGGTAGACAAAATTATTTTTTAGGTAAGTTGGTTAAGAAAGCTAAAAGAGCTGTTAAGAAAATAGTTAGAAGTCCTGTTGGTAAATTAGGACTAGGAGCTTTAGCTTTAAAATTAGGTGGTGGTTTTGCTGCAGATGGTTTTTTAAGAAAAACATTATTACCTAAATTAGTTTCAGGTGGTAAATTAACAGGATTAGGTCAATTAGCACTTGGAGCAGGAATATCAGCGGCACCATTATTGTTTCAAGAAGAAGAGGAAGAACAACCAACAGGATTTACTGGATCAGTTGGTGGTCAGATAGATCCAAGAGCATACACAGATCCTCAAAGTGTTTTATTTAGAGCGTTTAGAGCTGAAGGTGGTTCTATGAAAGAACCAGTAGCTAAAAAAACTATGCCACTATTAGATATGGGTGGACAAGAAATGGATTTAAGAGCTGAAGGTGGCTTTGTACCAATAGGTAGAATGGAGAAGGCTGACGATGTGCCAGCTAGACTATCTAAGAATGAATTTGTATTTACAGCTGACGCTGTAAGAAACGCAGGTGACGGAGATGTGGACAAAGGCGCAGAAGTCATGTATAACATGATGAAAAACCTCGAAGCCGGAGGTGAAGTATCCGAAGAATCGCAAGGCTTAGAAGGCGCACGTAACATGTTCCAAACATCAAAAAGACTAGAGGAAGTATTATAATGGCTGTACAAGAAACCCGAACATTACCTGCACCGTTTATAGATAAACTAGGCACGGACCTTGCAACACAGATCACGGCCCAAGCACAAGTACCCGTTGTTGCACCGGGAGCTGCTGGAATTACACAATTAGCAGGTGAGACTGCTGAAGACTTTGCAAAAAGACAACAGGCAGCACAACAGTTTGATATTAGACAACAGAGTTTAGCAGGACTAGCACCACAAGTTGCAGGTTTAAGTCAATTAGAACAACAAGCAAGAACTAGAGCACAAGCAGGTCTTGGATCATTTGAACCATTTTTACAAACAGCACAGGCACAAGCAGGAGCCGCTCAAGGAATATTGGGACAAGCAGCTGGAGAATTAACAGGAGCAGGAACAACACTAGGTGGTGTTCCTTTAGGAGCACAGGCTTTTCAACAAGACGTTGGACAATTTATGTCCCCTTTTCAATCACAGGTGATTGATGCAACATTAGCAGAATTTGATCGTAATAAACAAATACAAGAACAACAGATCAGAGATCAACAGACAGCTTTGGGTGCGCTCGGCAGTGGTCGAGCGGGAGTGCAACTCGCAGAGTTTGGCACAGGGGCTGCAAGAGAACGTGCTTTATTACAAGCAAATCTCTTGCAACAAGGTTTTCAACAAGCACAAGGAGCTAGACAACAAGATATCGCAAACAGATTTGGTTTAGGACAGGCGCAAGCAGGACTTGCAGGACAGAGAGCAGGATTATCAGGACAACAAATAGGACAAGCACAATTTCAGACAGGACTAGCATCACTAGTTCCTGGATTACAAAGAGCAGATGTCGGACAACTTGGAGCATTGGGCGCAATCGACAGATCATTAAGCCAGGCACAACTTGATGCACAGAGACAGGCAGCACAACAAGCAGCATTCTTACCTCAACAACAGTTAGATAGATTTGCTGGTCAAGTAACAGGTTTAATGGGCGGTTATCCAGGTGGAACAAGGCAGGAGTTCATACCTCAACCTACACCATTACAGTCTGCTCTAGGTATTGCAACCACATTAGGAGGCCTATACTTAGGATCTAGATAATGAGAAACAGAACTTTAACAAGACCAATGTTTAGAATGGGTGGTTCTTCTGGAACTGGTATTACATCAGGACTTGATAGACCAGGATATAGAAATGGAACTGATCCTAGACAATTATTACCACAACTAGGAAGTCGACCAACAGACTTTGACCGTGCCACAACACCTAAACCAACAGGTCTTGGTCTAGGAACAATACCAGGGTTTTTAACACAGTTTGGTTTAAATTTAGCTTCAGCTACACCAAGAGGTAATATATTTGCAACAGCAGCAGAGGCTGCAAAAGATCCTTTTGCTACGTTCCAACAAGCTAAGTTTGCAGAGGCAAAAGAAGAACGAGAGTTTGAGAGAGAACGAGAATTACAGATGTTAAAAAATTTAGATGAAGATACTAGATCTGCAATCATGAAACAGGCAGAAGAGGGTTTTGAAGCTGGAATATATGACAGTGTTAACGAAGGCGTTAGAAGATTACTAGCAACAAAAGAGTTTGGTGTTGCTGACAGACCAGGCGAAAGAAGACAAGACAGAATAGATGATCTTGTTAAGGTAGCATTAAATCAACCTGGTGTTGATCCAATGGAGGAACCAATAATTAGAAATCAAATAACAGTTCAACAAGATTATAAAACTTTAGAAGAAAATAATCCAAACGTAGATTTTGCAGATCAGTTTAATATGTTTTTAGATATAGATTTACAAACTAGACAAATAAAAAATCAAAATTTAACACCTGGTAAAGTTTACTATTCAGGAGTCACAGATGAATTTTTTGTATTTAATGGACCACAGGCAGAAGAAAAATTTACTAAAATAGATGTTAAAAGATAGGAGTACAGATGGTATCTCCATTCGATCCAAATAAACTTTATAAAGAAGAAGAAGATAACGAAACAAATCTAGCGGTGTCAATCGCGGCAGGTATTGGTTCTGGATTAATTAAAGTGCCATTAGGTTTAGCATCAGTTGCAGCAGAAGTATATGATGCAGCCAGAGGTGAGGGTGTTAAGATTGATGACAGTGCTGTTGCAAGATTAGAAAAATTTATAGATGATAGTGTGGTTGGAGATGTTTTATCTGGATTAGAGGATAAAGCAAGAGATACGGCTGCAGGAAGAATCACAGAAGCACTGGTTCAGGTTGGTATACCAGCTGCAAGGGTTGCTAAGATATCAGGAAAAATAGCAACAAAAGCAATCGATGCTATACAAAAAGGTAAGAGAGTATCGTTAACTGGTAAGAGTGGTAAAAATTTACAGAAAGCAAAAGAACAAGTAGCTAAATTAAATAGAAATGCAGGTATCGGTAAGTATG